TTGCCGAATATCCAGCAAGCCCGACCAAAGCCGCCACTGGCAAGCGCACGCGGGTTTTTTGCCGGTCGAGCCTATAACAAAGCATTGGCATCTTGCCATTACCGGCTATGGCCGCAGCGGTGCAGACTTGATCCCACCAGTCACCCGAAACGCCGGATTTATATCGCTTGCATTCAATGACAAATGGAAAGTTGCAATCTTCAGTGCGTAAATCACCAAGATGCTTTTCGCGCGTTTGATCCAATTCCCGCACAAAATTCAGCCCAAGCTGTTGAAACAACTCATTTGCAATTTCGTATTCGTAACCGCGACCTTTGTTTCTTGATTTCGATCCAGACATATCTGCCCCCGTTTAATTTTGCCTAGCATTGCCCATCAGCCCCTAATCTGTAAAGCAAAAAAATTAGTGTTGCGCTTTGGGAACGATCTGGGCTAGGGTGTTGCTATGAAAAAACGAGAAATCAGTAAACTTTGGAAAACCGCAGGGTTTAGCCATTTATCGGCCAGTCAGCTATTACGCTCACCGGCAAAATGGATATTCGACTATCTGCACCTAACGTCAGACGAACGCCGTGATGTTGGCGTTGGTGAACGCGCAGCGATTGGAACGTCAGTGCATACGGCGGTGCAGTCAATAGTGTGCCACGGGGCTGATATTGATGAAGCTATTGAAGCCGCGCAGATCGCTTTTGACTTCCATCCGGCAGATGAAGATGACGTTTTGCGTGTGAAGTTTCGTGAATGTATACCGGCAATGGTTCATCAAGGCGTGAATATTTGTGTAGAAAACGGTTTTACCGGCGCGATTGATGAAGAACGCATTGAATGCTGGTTAGATGATGTGAACGTGCCGATCTTGGGATTTGTCGATCTGCTTGTTGAAGGCTCGATGTTTGGCGAAATGAAAACCAAAGCACCGCGCAAGACCAAGCTGTTGAAAGACGGGTCGCAAGGCTGGGCAAAGGCAACACTGCCTAAAAAGCCGGAGTTTGCCCACATATGCCAAGCTGCGATCTACTGGCACGCGCTGCGGGTCACGCCGTCAATCATTTATATAGCAGAACACGATGCGGTGATCTTCAACGCATATAATTGCGAAGAATTGCAAGCAGACGGGATCAATCACGCGCTGAATGAAATGCGGCAAAAAGCATTGATCCGGCAAAACCTGCTGACCGTTAGCACCGATCCGAAAGTGCTGGCATCAATTACCGACCCAGACTGGGGTCATATGTATCAGTGGAAAATGAAAACCGAATGGCTTGAAAGGGCAAAAGACCTATGGAAGATATGAAATTAAATAGTGCGCTTAACGATTTCCGCAAGGCGGCAACAGTCGGCAAGTCTGGCAAAAACCCAATGTTCAAGAGCCAATATAGTACGCTAGGGGATGTTCTGACGGCGTTAAACGGGATTGCTGACTTTGGTTTGTCGTTTCAACAATTCTTTAGTGACGACTGCATTGTGACGGTTGTGGCGCACGTTGAAACCGGCGAACAGTTTACCAGCGCGATACCAGTGCGGCCAGAAAAGAACACGCCGCAGTCTTACATTAGTTGCGTGACATATTTACGCCGCGCATCTCTTATGACTATGTTTGGATTGAATGCCGATGATGATGATGGTAACTTAGCATCTGGTTCTGGCGCGGTTCCCTCCCGTCCGCAGCCTAAACCAAAGGCACCGGCTGTCGCATCCACTCCGGCAGTCGGTGCCGCCTCCAACAATGTTCTAGCTGAAAAATTAGATGCCTGTGCAAGTGTGCGTGATGTGAACGCACTTTACACAACGCTTTATGGTGCAAGCGGCATAAAAGCACCAGATGACCAAATTGCAATGTTTTCAAAACGGAAAGAGGAACTAGCCTAATGACTGAATATGACAACACAAATCGCGGCGCGATCTTTAAGAACAACGACAAGACCGCCGACAATCAGCCAGACTACACCGGCAAGATTAATGTGGATGGGGTTGAAAAGCGGATTGCGTTGTGGATTCGCGAAAGCGCAGCGGGCAACAAATATATGTCAGCTTCGATCAGCGATCCGATGCCACCAAAAGAACAGGATGCTCCACGCGCAGAACAGATGCAGCCTTTAGCAGATGCGATCCCGTTCTAAAAAGAAACCAACATATGCACCGGCCTCAAATGCACAAGGTCGGTGCGTATGGTGCGACAAGACCCTGCGCTTTAGCGATCCCGATTGGGTCGTGGATGGCGCAAAACAAATTCTGCATCTGGGATGCTTTAGGGAAAGATTGGATATTTTAAATGCAAATCGAAAAGAACGTGCCGATCCCACCAGCGGGTCGCAGCAAGATTGAAATTATCAATGATATGGAAATCGGTGACAGTGTGCTTTGCGAAACTTATGAACAGGCAATGTCGCTGCGTGATGCGCTGCGCTATCGAGGCCTAAAATACACCACCCGCAAAATGGATGACGGTTGCGGATGGCGGGTTTGGCGGCTGGAATAGCCGCTTTACTTTTTGCCGAAAAACTTGCTTGCTGAACGCATACCAAAGCTGGCGGCAACGATAGTGCCAAGCGTGTATTGATAATATTGCGGCATTGCCTCAAGTGCAGTAAATCCATCAGCAACGACAGCCCTACCCCAATCGCCGCAAAACGCCAAGATCAATGGGATGCTGAATAGGATGGTCAGCCATTCATCTTTCCAGCTTGTTGATGTGGCATCAGCCATCTTCAAATCCCAATCAATCTCGCCAGTGGCTTGCTTTTGAGCAACGATAGCCGCTGCTTTGGCTTGTGCGACCTTTGTTTCTGCCGCTGCTTTGCTGGTTTCAACCTTGCCTTCAAGCCACGTTGATGCCAGATTTGCCAGCGGTGATATTAATAAATTAAGCATCTGATAAAGCCTTCATCCTATCAATTAACCGGCCAGCGCGGTTTGGCACTTGCCTTGCCCACTTGCTATCTGCCATCTGGGTTGCAGCTTCGTCATAGTCATAATTTGCTATAGCTGCGCGGCACTTGAGGAAGCGACCAAGGCGGCTGCGGCCTAGGTTGAACGCCATATTCGCCAAGATTAGCTGACATTCTTCCGGCAGATCATCCCAGTTTTCAAACAAGGCGCGGCAATCTTCAACAGTGACCACAATATCAAGCGCAAATAGCTGCCGACAGCGTTCTGGCGTGATCTGCGTGCCGACTGGCCTGCCGTGTTCTGCATCAGCTTCGCGGATCAAATGCCCGATGCCAACAGTGGGCAAGCCCAAATGATCCAAATAAACATCTAGCCGAACGCCCTCATCGCTGGCAATTTCTTCCCGTAATTGATCCATATTCATTTTCTCATCTCCAAAACAACAGCCAGCGTTTTATCCCAGCTATCGCGTTCCGCATCCTTTGTGAAACGCGTTTCCGGCAAGCGCATACTGTATTGCCGTACTGCCGTAACCGGCAAGAACAAGCACCGTCTGGCATCGGGTGAAACAAGGCACAAAACATCATAATCTTCTTTCTTTGGTAAATGTTTCGTTTTGCAGCCGTGACCAAGCTGGAAATGGTGACGCGCAGATCTACGATCTTTATTACCCAATAGACTAGCAGTCTTAACCTGTATGCGTAAAAAAGTCTGGTCAAGGAATGCCAGCACATCAATCCGATCCATCGGGCAATGCGTTGCTTTCCAACCCATAGACAATATCGCAGACAAAGCAATGTATTCCCCCATCAATCCCGTTGCGGTTGCACTATTTAACAATTACACCAGCCGTTGCTGTCATTACGCCTATAAACAGCCCAATGATAACCACAACCAGCCCGACAGCAATAGCCCCAACTTTGAAATTTTCAAACATCTCTTGCTGACGTTCGCGTTCTATCTTTCGCTGCGCTGCTTGCGCTTCTTTGGCTTGCTGGATGCGCTTTTGCCGTTCTGCCAAGATCGCAGCCCAAGTGCCGTGACCAAAACGAAAGTCAACCATCCGCGCAACTTCGGCAATCTGTTCCGCTGCCAGCCTTGCATCAATCATTTCTTTGGCGACTGATTGCACGCCAAATTGATCAGCCAGACCCATACCGGTCTTTTTGTTGCTGGCCTCTTGCACTTGCTTTTGACCGGTAAACATCGCGTCAATTTGACCGGCTATTTGCCCGATGTCTTGTGCGGTGGATATGTTGCTTTTTATGAAGTCAACACTGGCTTTAACCAGCGAGATACCCGCCAACGCGGTTGAAATCGGTTCCATTGGTGAGTTGCCCCTTTTTTAAAGGCTGACACCGCCACTTCATCGGCATCAAGTTAGCAATGCTCCCAATGTCTTTTGCCATAATCATTGCGCGGGATCGGCAAGCTTCCCGCGTTTCGCTGTAAATAATCGAATGAAATTCTGTGCAATCAGTCGGTGCGCCTATGACGCAAGCCAAAACGATTGCTTTAAACATCGTCTTTCCGACCAGTCAAAAATTTGACGGTATCGGTTTCCCACAGCCTGATACACACCCAAGCCAAACTTAGCAAGGCGGTTGCTTCCGGCACAATATCCATCATTGCTGTGACAGTGACACTGCCAGCGGCAACGTCAACAACGACTTTCGTTTCTTCATTCATAGATCACCTATGCGTAGGGGCTATCACCACAACAAGAAGGCCAAGCTGCCTTTAGTTCTGCAATGCTGGTTGCGCTGTCACCGGCTGTCGGTGCATCACGCAGGGCTTGTTTATCAGCCACGATCTGCGTTGTGCTTGCGCCGGTTTCTTGCGCTTTCATAAAGTCGGTATCA